CGAAGCGTTAATACAGCAACGAGAGGCGATAAGAAAAGCTGATTCGCAGCGTCTTGCGGTCTTTAAGGACATGTCAAAGGCCGTCTACGAAGGCATAGAGGAAACCGCAGAACAAGAAGAACGTCGCAGGAATCTCGCCATCGATTATCGCGACTTAATGAATGAGGTGCGTTTTGCTAATGGCGAAATCACTGCGAGGGAATACGAACAAAATCAAGCACTGGCAGAGCGTGAACGCATCATTAAACGAATTTATGAAATGGTTGGTGGAGGAGCCATCACTCCTGAACAAGGCCAAGCCGCAGTGCAGCAAGTCGAAGCGGCAGCCCTGCCTGGCACTCTTGAAGCCGCCATGCGTGACCTGCGCAGAGAGCTTGATCAAATGACAAGTCTTCAAACTGTTGTCATTGAGTCAGCTCAAGGCATAGGCGATGCATTTGGTGCTTCATTTAACAGCATTGTCACTGGAGCGTCTTCAGCCAAGGAATCGCTAGCAGACTTTTTCTCAAATGTTGGGAAAATGTTTGCCGACATGGCCACGCGAATCATTAGTCAATGGGTGGTGATGAAGACAATTGGCTTGGTTGGCAGTTTGTTGCCAGGTGGTGCGGCTCCGGCTCTTAAATCTTCTGGCGGTGCAGCCATGACCGCTGGTCAAGCTACTGATGCTGGCTTCAACATGGGCGCATCTTTGGCTAAAGGCTTCGCCAATGGCGGCATTGTCAAAGGCCCCACGCTGAGCCTCATCGGCGAAGGGCGCTTCAACGAGGCGGTGGTGCCCCTCCCCAACGGCAAGAGCATTCCAGTGGACCTGGGAGGCGCTACAGGCGGCGACATCGCTACCAGCATCGTCGTCAATGTGAACAACGGCCAAGCAAGCTCCTCTATGAAAGGCAATCAAGGAAATCAACTTGCTAAAAACATTGAAGGCGCCGTTAAAGAAGTTATCATGCGAGAAACTCGCCCCGGCGGCATCATTTATTCTTCTAGGCAATAATCATGGCACAGCCAACGCTATTCACTGGAACTGATGCAGATCAGATTTTTGAATATGGGACGACGCGCCTCAGGGGGCGTCGTCTTCGTAGGTTTCGTCTTGGTGACGGCTACGAACAAGTGACGCCTGATGGCATTCGATCTGGATTCCGGCGATACGATTTACGCACTCGCCCTTTGACGGACAATGAAGCTCAGACTTATGATGATTTCTTTCATGATCTTGAAGGGGATTTCTTCTATGCGCAATTCCCTCAAGACGACAACACGTTTAAATATCGTCTAGATCCGAATGAATGGACATGGGAACGCATTGGTCCCGATTCCAATATCATTTCATTTTCTGTTCGCAGCATTGCTGATTATCGGTCATGACTATTGAGAACGATGTGCAACAAACGTGGCATGATGCCATCGTTGAAATGTATGAGCTTGACATTTCCAGCATTGTTAGTGGTGGTGATACAAGCTTCTATTTCACTGCTGAGACAATGCGTGATGATTCAAAAATTCGATGGCGGAGGTCTGATAGCGATGCAAGTTTAGTCACTTACGAGCCGCTGCCCATTCAGGCAACGGGCTTTGATAAATCTACGAAAGGGCAAATCCCCACGCCAGAACTGACTGTTTCTAACATTTTTGGCACATTTTCTCAAGTGATTAACGACTTGGACGATTTAGTGGGAGCGAAAGTGTATCGTCGGCGCACATTGTATAAATACTTGCCTGGCGGAGGCTCTACTAATCTTGACAGTTATTTTCCAACCGACCTCTTTTACATTGAACGCAAAACGGCAGAAACAAACTTATATGTGACGTTTCAACTTGCGAGCCCAATTGATCTTGAGGGACTGCGTCTGCCGAAGCGTGTAATCACTCAAAACTATTGCGTGTGGAAATATCGCGGAGCGGAGTGTGGCTATACGGGAGGGCCAGTCGCAGATGCGTTTGATCGCCCCACGTCAGACCCTAATGTTGACCAATGCGGGAAGCAAGTGAGTAGTTGTCGTTTAAGATTTTCGGGACAGTTGCCATTTGGCGGATTTCCAGGGGCCAATTTGACACGATGACATCTCCCATTTCTTCTGCATTGCTTCAAGACATTGCTGTGGATTGCTTGAAGAGGCTTCCTGAGGAGGCTTGCGGATTGGTAGTGAATGGTGCCGTTGTGCCATGCAAGAACATTCATTCTTCGCCATTGACCAATTTTGCAATTTCCCCAGAAGACTATGCAAAGGCGGAGGAGTTGGGAGGCGTTGAGCTTGTATATCATTCGCACGTAGGCGGGGAGTGCAAATTTTCATCGCATGACATTAAGGCATGCAAACAAAGTAACTTGCCATGGCTTATTTATCACACTTCATCTGGCAACCACATTTATGCTGATCCTCGCGGAACGGCGCCCTTTGTGGGGCGCCAGTGGAGCTATGGCATTCATGATTGTTATGGCTTGATGCGCGATTTTTATCTGCAAGAATTTGGCATTGAGCTTGATGATTTTGAGCGAGGAGAGGAGCTGGAATGGGAGCGAGGGGGATGGTCGATGTTTGCCGATAATTGGCAGGCACAAGGATTTTACGAAATTGAAGAGCCTCAACGAAAGGGCGACGTGGCATTCATGCAAATTGATGCGCCGTCAATTAATCACGCTGGCATTTTTGCAGGCGATTCTAATTTGTTTTATCATCACTTAATGGGACGTCTTTCTGAGCTTAGTGTTTGGGGCAGTTTCTGGAGAAAGGCTACGGTAAAATTTATCAGACACAAGGAGGCATGATGACAGAGCGTTGCGTAGAAGTGAAGATCTTGGGAGAGCTTGGGCGCAAGTTTGGTCGTTCATACAAGTTCTATGTGAATAGCCCTAAGGACGTCATCTCTGCATTGTCTCGTCAAATCAAGGGCTTCAAAGAATATTTAGTAAATGCGCATGAGAATGGCATTGGTTTCAAGCTTGTCACAAACGATGCGGAAGGCATTGACTATCAAGAGCTTGGCTTAGTTTGCGATCAATTGATCATTGCACCAATTATTTCTGGGGCTGGGTCCAATGTGGGGCGAATCTTGGTGGGCGTAGCTTTGGTTGCGTTGTCGTTTGTGAGCTTCGGCTCTAGTGCATTGTTTGCTGGTGCTTTCACTGCTGGTGCCACTGGCAGTTCTTTGCTCTTCACATTGGGCGCGAGCTTAATCTTCACGGGACTGTCGGCGTTGTTGACGCCTCCAGTGAGTACGCCCAAGACGGAATCGGAACGTAGTGAAAGCTTTTTGTTTGATCGTGCTGCTGAATTGACTACGCAGGGATTTCCAGTGCCAGTGCTGTATGGCGAATTCTTGGCGCAATCACCATTGGTAATCTCATCTTCTATTAGCACAGAGCAAATCCCCGTTTAATCAATGATTGATGAAGATAAGCTGATTCTTAGTGGCGCTGGCGGGGGCGGCGGCGGAGGCGAGGCCGATGGCCCTGAAGTGGAGGACGACACTCTGCGCAGCAAAGCCACGGCTAATGTCGTGGCGGCATTATGCGAAGGGCCAATTGAAGGATTTGCTGATTCAGCTCCTAGGAGCATTTTCTTGAATGATACGCCTTTACAAGACAATTCTGGGCGTAGTAATTTTGGGGACAATGTTCAGTATGAATTTAGGCAGGGCGATATTAATCAAAGCGCTCTTGGAGGATTTGGTGATGTAAGGATCGAACAATCAGTCGGCACAATCTGCTGGTCCAATTAGTGTTACAACGACAAGCAGCGAATTGGACAAAGTGATTGTTCGCATGGGCGTGGCTGCGTTGTATTGGATACAAGAGGATGGCGATAGGCGAGCTTATGACGTGGATTTTCAAATAGATATTTTGGATAAAAATGGCAATCAAATTGTAAGCGCAAGGAGGGTAATTTCAGGAAAATCTAGTAGTCCAGTTGATTTTGAATATGAATTTGGTTTGTCAGGGGAGGGACCATGGACAGTGCGTGTTGACAGACTGTCTCTTGACCCTGATGATCCTGCTTTTGACGGCGGAGCGGTGCGAGTGAATGAGCTGTATTACAAAGCCGTAGTTGGCATTATTGAGAAAGGCTTCAAGTATCCTGGCACTGCGCTCATCGGCTTGAAATTTCGTTCTGAAGGATTTAGCTCGGTTCCCAGGGTTAGCGCGTTGCTGAAAGGCTTAAAGATTAAAGTGCCCAATAATTACAATACAAGAGACAGGACGTATTCAGGCATTTGGAACGGAGGTTTCAAAACTGCTTATGAAGTGTTGAATTCTTTGGCGGCTGCATTCAGAGGAATGTTGTACTATGCAAATGGTACAATTGTTCCCACGCAAGATAAGCCTGGTTTCGTCGTTAAGCATTTCAATCCCTCCAATGTCATTCAAGAAGAGAATGAGCAAGGCGATATAACTGCACCGCCGTTCGTTTACGAGGGCACTGGCAGAAAAGCAAGAAAAACTATTGCCTTAGTCTCATGGAATGATCCCGACGATTTATACAAAACAAAAATTGAATACGTGGAGGACAGGCAAGCCATTGACCAATATGGCTACAGAGAAACTGAAGTGAGGGGATTTGGCTGCACGTCTCGCGGACAAGCCCAAAGGCTTGGCCGTTGGATATTGGCTACCAATCTCACGGAGAAAGAGACAGTGAGCTTCAAGACCACTGCTCAAGGACTGTTCTTGATGCCAGGCGAATTAATTGAAATTGCAGATCCAGATAAGACGCCGGGAATCGCTGCTGGTATTGTCGTCGCTGGTTCATCCGCAACGAGAATCATTCTTGATCGTGCAGTGACAATCAATAGTGGCACGTCATATCGTTTGCAAGTGGTATTTCCAGATCAAAATTATGGCACTGATGTGACCACTGGGGCTGGAACTCACACAGTTATTAATGTTGCATCGGCATTCCCTTCTGCCCCTGCGGAGGGAACCACTTGGCTTTTGCGTCCCACATCAGCAGAACGTCGTAAATATCGCGTGATTGGCTTAAATGAAAATGAAGATAACACTGTAACTGTTGTCGCTACGGAGCACAATGAAGACAAATATGACCTTGTTGAAACCTCCACTTATTTCACTGCATCGGTGTCTTCTGTTGCTCGCACTAGAGTGGTTCCAGTGGTTACTCCCTCCTCC